TCAATAGATACTTTTAAACCTAACATATTAAAACCCTCGATAAATATATTGATCAATTAATCCTAACATATCTTTTAAAATTACAAATCCATTTTTATTTGCAAATTTACTTACTCCACCGTTTTGAGTAGTGAAATCTGTAACCCCCACCATATCTTTTGTATCATACAAAGCTTTTGTCTGTTCAAGAAATGCTTCAAATAAAGGATTTTCTTCCGTTAAAGTTTCTATTCCACCATTATATGAAATTATTAAATCTTTGTCATATAACAATTCACCATCAAAACACAAGGTATTATCATCTATATAATAATCTGATGAATCAAAATAATCCAGGTCGGTATCCCTAAAATATCTAATTGATGTTATAGAGTTGACTGGTAAAACAGGCAACTCTATTTCATTGTATGCCGATACTCTAGCTGTATAATCATCTAAAGCAAAATCCCTTTTACAATAACCAGCAAATATCCTATAAGTTTTTTTTGCTTGAATCATATATTTATCAGTAGCTAATAATGAATCAGGGTCAATCACTTGACCCTTCTCATTATAAATTTCTGCAACTATATTTTTTAGAAAGTCTAATAAATTCATTGTTTATTTTTTTTTCTTACCTTTTTCATTTAGTTCTGATTCTAATTTATTAAAGCGATCCTCAAAAGTATCGAATTTACTTTTCATTGATTTTATTTGTTCATTTTTTTCTATTAATGAATTTTGTAAAATAGTTATTTCATTTTTCAATCTGACAGTATTTGATTGAGCTGATAACCTCTTATCCTCTTTCATATTATGAACCATCTTTCTTTCGATATCTTGCCAATCATAAGGTTTTCCGTTTTCATCTTTTTTTATAATAATCTTATAAAATCTGATAGGATCTTTCCTCTTTTTCTTTATAAGTTTATTATTTTGTTTTTCTTGCTGTTTTAATGAAGCCGAGTCTGCTGTTTGGGCAACTAAAACTCCATAATTGAAAAAAAATTCCGATTCTGCAGCGACTAAATCACCCTTTTTAAAACTAATTTTTATTCTTTTACCACCAGCTACAGGCGACTTAAACTGTTTTAATATACCGTCTTGATCTCTATTGTAATCAATTATGTTCTTTACTTCGAAATCAAAAACCTCCGTTAGTTCTGGAACGTTATAATAGGTCATATAATACTCCTTATATATATTATTATTATCTTTTTAAAATTTAATTAAAAAAGATGTAAAGTCAAGGGAGGATAGCCTCCCCTGACTAATATATATATTGCTATGATGTAGCACCAGTTCTCATTCTAACAAAAGTTTCTGGAAATGTGAGATAAAAGGCAACTCTTTTTGTGAAGATTGTCAACATTTGGTCATATGCCATATAAGCATGCTCACTTGTTTTGATGGTTAAAGCCCTTCTTTCAACTACCATTAGATTTTTTAAATTACCATAAAAAGCCCAATAAGTCAAAGCTGCTGCATCAGTTTTCTTAGGCATTACATTTGAAGTCTCAAGCTTATTTTCCCACAAGTAAGCAGGTGAATTTTGATCGCTTGGTCTCTGATAAATATAGTTATCTGTAGTATCTTTTAACCTTGCTAAATAACCTCTGTTTGTTCTATGCATAACCCAAATACATTCACCGAAATTTGTTTTTTCATCGACTTCATCTTGAGCCAAAGAATAATCGTCTGCAGTTGCATCAGCAAAATCATCTTGAGTTGTAGCTAATGAATATAAATTTAAACTAGAATTGTTTAAAATACCGTCAAATGGGTCAGGTGTCCCTGCTCCAGTATCACCTACAAAAGCAACTCTTTCCATTTCTTTTGATACACTTCTTGCAATCAATACAGCCAAATATTCAGCCAAGTCGATAAATGTATCCTCTTCAATTTCAGATGAATTTTTGATCATAGCAGCCATTTTGGAAGGTGCAACTTCAATTTCTCCAACTGTAAAATTGGTTTCTGGTAAAACGGTATTTTCACTAATCCAGTAAACGTCAACACCAGTAAGAAGTTGGTAAGCTTTTTTCAAGTTTGAATTTGTTTGGACATAATTAGCATATTTATTCAAAAGTGAATACTCTTCAACTAACTCAAGAATAACAGTTGATATATCATCCATAACCAAATAACCGATTGAAGCGTCAACTCCACCTGATAAAGCTTTTGATGAAGCTCCTTCAGTTCTTAGATATATCTGATTTTCTGGTTCTTTTACAGCTTGCTCATGTAATTCACCTAAAATAGCTTTACCTTTTTCAGTTTTACCTTTTGCCAATAAATAAGAAGCATACAAATATCTTCCAAATGCGACCTTCTGCTGTCTATTTTTTAATCCTTTACCTTTGTTTCTCATGTGAGTCATAGTATCAGTCAATAATCTATATTGATTTTTTATACCATCTAATTCACTAGATATACCCTTGATTAAACCTTTTAATTCATCGTTTTCTTTTGCCTTTTGATTCATTTTTTGCACCATAGCATCAAAATTGCTTTGGCTTATTTCTATTAATGCCATCAGTTTTTCTCCTTATCAAAAATATTATTAAATTCGCTTTGTAATTTCTTATCAATCTTTGGTTCATCTATAATTTTTATAGTTTTTGGTTTATTAGTATGAAAAATCATATTCTTTGAATTTAAGCTTGTAATATCATCTTCAACTATAGAAAGTCTTGTTTGGATATCGCTTTCTATAGATAATATTTTTTTTAAACTTTTATTGATTTTATTTTCTGTATCAATTATTTCCGTAAATTTCTTATTTAGAATTTCAAATTTATCAGAAAGTATTTTATTGAAATTATCAACCATTGAGTTCAAATCTTTATTACTAATAATCCTTAGAGGTGATTCTTCTGTTTCAATTTCTTTTACTTTATCAATTTCAATTGCTTCTTCTTGAATATCTTCTTTTTTTTCTGTAATATCTTTTGCAATTCTATCTTGGTAACTTTTGAATAAATCCTCATCCATAGCACCTTTAAAACTTTTTGAAGTTTCTATGATTCCAGTATTCGGATTCGCAGGTAAAACGACTGCAGATACTTCCAATAATTCAAAAGATTTTATGTCATACCCTTGATGCTCTTCATTGTATATATAATCATCAGCAGAAAAACCTATTGAAAATTGATTCATTATTTTCTTATCATACTTCCTTTTAACTTTTTGAGCAAATTCGTCATCGGGGTCAAAATAAACTTTCATTAATAAATATTTTTCTTTATAAGCTCCAACTTCTAAAATTGCACCAATCGGCAAGGTTGTTCCCCACCAACTATGATTGAATAAAAAAGTAGGATTTTTCTTTAAATTTTTAATATCAAATCCATCACTTTTAATTTTATCATTATCTCTGTCAAGGTCACCACTGCTTGCAACAATAAGATATTCCTTAACTCCTTCAGGTTTTTTTGCTATAGTCTTTTGGAAAATTACATCATCAAGCTTTATTTTTTTCTTTTCTAATTCCCAATTCTCAAGACTAGGTTTTAAATATTTTATTTTATCTATTTTCATTTTAGCCTATCTCCGTTATTTCATTATCTATTAAAATTTTTGTTGCAAAATGCGTACATCTACAATTGACTATTTCTTCTAAATCTCCATTCATATCGTGAGGATGTAATAATTTTGTAACTGGATAATATTCACCTAAAGAAACTTTGTGTCCATGTTCTTTTATATGTGATTCCCTTACATATTCATCAAGAGAACTTGCCCATTGTGTTTCAATTACATTATAGTGATTGAAAGAATCTTGGCGTGCATTATTCAAGCACATCCCAACCATAGTTCTTGCACCTGTCAAAGCATCTGAATTCTTTTGAAAAGCTAATTCACTTTTTAATGCTAACCTAAAATCTTGGACACCCATATTTTTTAATAAGGCATTATAAACTAAGCCATTTAAACTATTTGTTAATCTGTCAGGCATACCAAGAGTTTTAAATATTAATAACTCAGTATATGTATCTGCTTTTTCAATAAGTTCTTGAGGTAAAACATTCCTCCACCTATTATACAAATCATCATTTTTATATAAATAAGAAAAATATCCTTTACTTAAAGCATCAACCTCTTTTCTGAATTTATTGACAGTTCTTAGATATAAAATTGCTAAATCAGGTTTTAATAATTCAGACCAAGCTTCCTTAACATAATCATTTTTTAAGACAACTTCATTATTATCAAAACCATCCGAAACCTCTTTTCCAATTTTATCTATAAACAATTCAATTTTTCTTTTTATTTTATTTTGATTTCTTTTTAAATAATACTTATCAAATATAGTTTGCATGTCGGTAAGTTCTTGATTTGTGTATTTTATAGCATAAAAACTTTTGCCATTATCTTTATTAATAATTTTTATTTCTGGATTTGGTTCTTTTTCATCATCTTCATTTTCTTCAATATCTTCTTTTACAGGTTCTTGGACTACAATAGGAGTTGCCAATTCTCTTTTTAATAATTCATTTCTTAATTCCCAATTTTCAGCAATAGCATTTTCTTTTCTGATCTTAGCCTTATCAAATTCTTTTTCTTTATAAATGGGAATCATTTCCCATTCCCAATCGCAAATAATATCAGGGTAATATCTATCCAAGATTAGAGTTTGAATCGTTGATTTAAACATATTCATTTTGAAGGTGTTTCCGAACGTCCAGAGGATTTCCATTTGTGCATTTGTGTTAGCATAATTAGCATATTTATATATACCTGCTAAAGCTGGTGGAGTTTTATTTGCAGCTGCGATCTCTTCCCTCAATCCTTCTCTTGCATCTTTATAATCGAAATCTTTTTGATCAAATAATTTTATAACATCAACATCACCTTCAGCAAGTGCGAATTGCTTTCCTAATGTATTATTAGAAAATAGTCTTGTCATTCGGTTATAAAAATCTTTTACCATTTTTGCAGTCCATATTGACTTGGCTTTAAATAAGATTGGAGGTTTAAAACTACCTTTGAACAATCCATTATTCCAAAGTGCTATATTCCCCCATTGTTCAGTCGATAAACTTGCTATTTCTAAAAGCGATAATGATTTATTACTTAACGGGTTATAATTCCAAAACCAAACAATTTCATCTGGTCCGTAACTAACAGGAGTTCCTGATATAGATTGTTTGAATAATTTTGGAGTTTCTTTATCGGCTTCAAATTCAATAGTAACATTGTGTAATAAATGAATATTTTGAGGTGTGTTCCCTATTTTTTCTATTCTCCAAACGCAACCCTGTTCTGGGATTGTCATATAATCAATTATGGATGCGTTTATAAATTGCTGAAAAGAGGAGAATCTTTTATTCGGAGGGTTGAATAGGTCTAATACATCGCCTTCAGTTAAAGGCTCAGGATAAGAATCTATTTGATTTTTATATTTTAATCTTTCTCCATCCGTAATCAACGGATTTCTACTATTATAAAATTTTGTTAATATCCTCTTTTTTACACTTCTATTTTTTACTTTATAAAACAAGAGACGAATCCCTGCTATACTTTCACTTGTAACTGTCAAACTGCTGTTAGTGTAAGGATTATCAACAAAAGGATTTATTAATCTTTTTTTTCTGAAAAAATTGTAATATTTATTAAAGCTCATAATTAAGAATTTAAAATTCTCAATTATTTACTGTCAACTTTTTATTATTACAAAACTTATTAAATGGACTGTATTAAGAATTATTAATTTAACAATATATTTTATCATTTATTATATTTTTTTTAACTCTGTTAAGATAATCCTACTATATCAATTAAGCTATGAGATATTAAGTATATAAAAATCTAGGTTAGGTAGGGACTAAAAAATAATAGAGAATTTTATTATGTATCTGGTATAAAACTCTCAATTGATTTTTGACAGATAATTGTTTTAATTCAAAGAGTTATAAAAAAAAAAGAGATTCACTTTTTATGGTAAAAATGAATCTCATATTTGTACAAAAAAAAAGACCCTTTCGGGTCTTAATTCTTATAAACTGTGAATTTTTATATCCATTATGATTGTTTCCAAATTTTGAATTTCTTTTTTATACTGTTCCAATCTGTTTCCTCTTTTAGCTATATTACTAAAATCATTATGAAATAATTCACTTTTTATCTCATCTTTTTCATTTTCTATTTTATTATTTAAACTTTTTACTTTATCTTCATATTTTTTAATTAATTCTTTCATTTTTTTATTCCTTTTTTAAAAGTGTTATTGTTTATTGTATATATATATGTTATAACACTTAAAATCTTATTTATCAAGTGTTTTTTTAATTTAATTTACATTTATTTAATTTTGTACAAAAAAAAAGAGCTAACTCGATCAAAGTTAGCTCTAAAATAAGAATAGAGTAAAGTATGTGGTATTATTATATTAACCTTTTTATTATTTGTTTGTCAAGTTTTAAATATAAATCGGATCTTCAATTAATAATAATCCTCCACCACCCATTTCTTCTTTTATAATTCCAAAAATTAATATATGTTCGTTATCTTTTGTTAATACATTAGAATACTTTATTTTTACACAATTTACAGGTTGATTTGCTGCATTTAAATATTTTATGACATGATTTATTAAATATTTTATATCACCAGTAAAAACAATTTTTATTTTTATAAAATTACTTTTTATTTGATAATTATTAATTTTAAACAAAACTTGGTCAACTAAATATTTCGCTATCATATCATATTTATAAGAATCTTTCATACACTACTCCTTTTTTATGTTCTTATTCTTTGCATAAGCTTCTTTCAATCTTCTATTGAATTCACCTTGCATAACACTTAAAGATTTTTCAAGATTAAGAACTTTAATTTTTAATTCTAAATTTTGACTAATTAAATTATTATCGTTTTGATTTTGCACATTAATTATTATTAATGCAAAAATTCCAATTAAAATAATTATAAAATAAAAATCTTCTATTTTCATATTTTACTACTCCTTATTAGATTCTAATTGTTTATATTTTTCTTTTAGTTTTGAATATTTATTAAATAATTGGTTATAGTTTATTAAGTATTTAAATCTCAATTTTAAATATAAGCTTCCATAACAATATCCATCCAAACAAAAATCTATTAATTTAATATTATATTTTCTGTCAATAGATGTATTATTAAAGTTTTTTATATAATCCTTTAAATCTTTAGCAATCCTTAAATTTGAGATTTCTTTTATCTGGAATATATTAGAATCATATTCTATCAATCTAAATGAGTATTTTTCTTTTTTTCCTGCTGTATCAATAAATGTATTAAATATACTTTTAACTTTTTTATTATATTTATCATTACAAGTTTCATCATTAGATATTTTTATTGAAATAAAATCTTTAATACAAAGAAAATCTTTTAATATCAAATCGTGTTTCTTTAAAAAAATATTGATTTTTAAAATTAATTTTTTCTTTTCATCTAAAGAAAGATTTTCTTTACTAAAACTTAAAGCACTATTAAAATTAAGCTTTTCTATTTCACTTATAAAATAATTAAATGCCCTATCTATTAACTCATTATTCATAATTTACTCCTTAGTTTTTAAAGATGAATTAATAGCTTTTTCAAGCATTTGGATTTGATTAACCTTATTCATTAAATCAATTGGTATTTGAGGTATATTCCCAGCTATCAATTGACCTAACCCGCTTGATACATGAGCTTTGTTAGTTATAGATCTTAATACTACTTCACTTATTTTATTTAAAGATTTATTTTCAGGTAGAAAAGTTGAAACAATATATCTC